CCACCGAGATCTACACTCTTTCCCTACACGACGCTCTTCCGATCTATACCATTCCGAAAAACGTCGACAGGCTCGTACCCCATTTGAGGTACGAGGATTGCACTGTTCATTGGTACAGTTACATTATAATGTTCACAAATTGTTTACAATTTATTAAAAGCTTATACACCATTTTTTTCTCTAAACTGATATAATGTATATAGAAACAAAGAAATGAGGAACGATTAAATGAAAGTAAAAGATTTATTTAATGTTTTATTAGGCAATCAAGATGTAAGAATATTTAGTGCTGGTTGCATATCAATATGGGAAGGTGAAGTTAAAGACATTCCACAGGAATATTTTGATAAATTAATAGATACAATGTATTCAATTCCTGTACTTCCATTAAGTAGTTTTATTGTTATTAAACTTAAATAATTTAAAGGAGGAAACATTATGACCGTTGAGAATTTTTTAAAGCTATTATTTCTTGAAGAGGAAGTGAGAATTATAGATTATGATAATACGGTTGTGTATCGTGGTTGCGCATTCACAATACCCAACGAATATTATCAATGTGAAATAAGAAACCTATTTTCATATAACCTTTTCAGAAACCGTAATAGTTGCATATGTATTATAATTAAATAATATATTCAACGATAAAGAGAAAACAACGATTATTAGGGTAGGATAAGTTTTATTAAGGAGGTTAAAAATTAGATGAACTATCAATTTTTAGAAACAGTTAAAGCGAAAATAGAAACATCACCTATGTGTAATGGGTACAAAGTCGACGTATATATTGAGCCGTCAATATCATCAATATTGTTTTGTATAACCGTTGATAGCTATAAGCATATATTTAAAGCACCTTTTGGATTACTTGAAACTAAAATCACAGCTATGGCATTAGCAGAAATTATCATAGATGAAGTGAAAGAGTGGAGGGATAAGTTAAAGGAAGATTAAAGAAAAGTTAAATTAGTAGATATTGATAGAAACGAATTTTTATTATAGCGGAGGATTAACAAAATGAACATATGCGAAGTATTAATTATAGTATCATTTATTATGATAACAATAATTGCAATTAGTCAATATATTGACAGTAATGTACCAAAGGTATGTAATGTGATGATATTAATGAGCATATTACCTTGTTATGAAATAAAGGTATTTAAAGACGGAAAGCGCTTGACTAGAAGTGGATTGATACAGCATATTAATAGCCGTGTTAAAGCTCACGAATTAAAAAACGGTATACTTTACATTGAAATTTATTAGTTTTTTGAAAAAAATACTTGACATTTCACGTACTATAGTGTATTATATACTTGTAAGGAAGTTATATAGCAACTCACTAATAAGGATATTAAAGGAGGAACAAAATTATGTCAAAAGTATATGTTATTGGACCAATGATAGAGGTGCAGGAAATAAACAAAGTATGCGAGGCTTTACATAACCTCAAGCATACAGTAAGATGTGTCAAGCCAATTAAAACAACGTATCAAGATGCCGTGCGTGATTGTTACAAGAATATTGCATGGTGTGACACACTTGTAGCTATTGCACACTCAGATGGTAGTATGGACGAAAGTGTAACCCATGAAGTTTGTTTTGCGGAGTATTTGGATAAGACAATTTATATCATACGTAGCAATGAGTAAGGAACAAGAATGGCAAATATACAATCAGTAATAGTTATCGACTAGCAGTAACCAAGCTGACGAGTGGTGCAACTCCACTCACTAGCCTTTGCACCAATGGTGCATGTTACAACAAGTTACAACAAGTTACAAAGCAAAAACTCATTACAAAACAAGGAGGACAAAAAATGAGAAAACCAACAGTAACAAGAACAATCAACACACTAAACATCACAGTGTTAGGCATGGACACTGTTTCGTGTGAGCCTGTAACCAAGACTTACCCAGTCTATGAGAGTGAAGCGCCGAGTGATGAAGCAAAACTGTTTAATTACATCCGTAAAATGTATGAAACAGATACTTTTAAAATCTCAGCAATCACAAACAAGTGTCCAGTTAGTAAGACATACAGCATGCCACTTAGTAAGTTTATTGAAGAAGCAAACAAAGCAGACACAGCAGACGAAGCAGACACAGCAGACACAGCAGACGAAGCAGACACAGCAGACACAGCCCAGTAAATAGGAGGATATTATCATGTTATCAAAGAAAGAATTATTTAATGCAAAGGCATCGGGTCAGAAAATCGAGAAGGGATTACAGATTGATGTTGTTAATGTCGGTTCATATGCCGACACTGACAAAGATGGCAACCCAGTGGAAGTATCAGTTCTTGTGGATAAAAACGGTTCAGTTTTTACAAGCATTTCTAAGACTGTTAATGAAACATTAGATATGCTTGAAGATATAATATCGGATGATGGACACGCTGTAGTTGAGGTGTGCGAGAATACTTCCAACAGTGGCAGGAAATTTTATCAGTTAATGCTAGTATAGTCGTTTATTAAACTATTACTTAAAGGGGGGGAGGTTAAAAACCTCTCCCCTTAATTACTCTTTATGATTACAGGAGGGATAAACTATGGGTAAGATAACTAAGAAGTCTCAGTTATTGAAAGATTATAACAAAGAGCGGAACAGGATTAAACGTTTTATTAGAAACGCTGAGAAAAGGGGGTACGTTTTTGAGCCTAATCTTATCCCACCAAAACCCAAAACTATCACAGCAGGGTCAATACGGAGACTGTCAAAGATTAGACCAGCACAGCTTTATAACAAAGCTTATGCTATCAGTGCAGTAACAGGACAGCCAATAACAGTTGAGCAGAGAAAAAGAGAAATCAGACAAGAGGCATCTAGGAAAGCATGGGAGACTAGGCGGAGGAAAAAAGACAAAGAAGATTATGAGAGGATGAAATCAGATAGCGAATGGCAACAGACGTTTCATGTTTCAAAGATAGTATGGGATAAAGTGCAATCAATGATAGCTAATGTTGGTACGCAACAATCACAATCAGCAGACTTATTAAACAATTTGTTAAATTCAGAAATTGAGAAGTACGGAGTAGACGCAGTTTTATATTCAATATCGCAGGCAAGTGACGATTTTTTATCAACGTGTGAAGCTATTATTAAGTATCACCCATCCAGTGAAGTTTCAAGAACGGCCGTACAGCATTTATATACATTAATAAGTGGTAATTTACCGAGCGATGCAGAACAAGCGGAAATTGATAACGCATTATCTAACGATGAGTATTGGGATGAAATATGAGAAAGCAAATGAAATATATGGTTGGTGATTTTGAAACTACCGTATATGAGGGACAGACATTCACGGAGGTGTGGGCGTCAGCAGTAGTAGAGCTAGGCACAGAGGAAGTTAAAATACACCATTCAATTAGAGAAACATATAATTATCTCTACAACTTAAAGCAGAATATTTGTATATATTATCATAACTTGAAATTTGACGGTTCGTTTTGGCTTTCATTCCTACTAACAGATTTGAAATATGAACAAAAACTTTATGTAAACCCCAATAATGATAGTGACGTTCATTTTCTAAAGGAGAAAGATTTAACCCCAAAATCGTTTGTCTATTCGATTTCGGACATGGGGCAGTGGTATAGCATCCTTATTAGAACACCATATGCACTTATCGAGATTAGAGACAGCTTAAAGTTGTTACCATTTTCAGTCGAACAAATAGGCAAAAGTTTTGATACAAAGCATAGAAAACTTGAAATGGAGTATACAGGATTAAGATACGCAGGCTGTCCAATTACAGATGATGAAAAACGCTATATTGCCAATGATGTTCTAGTGGTTAAAGAAGCATTGGAAATAATGCAATCGGAGGGGCACTTAAAACTTACAATTGGTTCGTGCTGTCTATCTGAATTTAAACACACAATAGACAAGCAAGACTATCAGGCTTTTTTTCCTGATTTAACACAATATAAATTAAATCCCAATGATTATAAATACTCAAACGCTGACGAGTATATTAGACATTCATACAGAGGTGGTTGGTGTTATCTAAAGAAGGGATGCGAAAACAGAATTTACACTGAGGGTTTGACGGCGGATGTCAATAGCTTGTACCCATCCATGATGCATTCAGAAAGTGGGAATTATTACCCTATTGGTAAGCCAGTTTTTTTCAAAGGTAAAATACCGTCAAAATGTCTTACAAATCAATACTACTATTTTGTTCGTATTCGTACACGTTTTTATTTAAAGCCGAACAAATTACCATTCATTCAGATTAAAGGAAGTTTTTTCTATAAGGCCACCGAAATGTTAGAGACATCGGATATAGTTGATAAAGATACAGGAGAAGTATGTACATGGTACAAAGATTTTGACGGTAATATTAAAAAATCTACTGTTGAAATGGTGCTTACGCAGACTGATTTTGAATTGTTGCAAGAGCATTACAATCTTGTAGATTTTGAATTATTGGATGGATGTTATTTTAGAACTATAACAGGGATTTTTGACGAATATATTGACAAATATAAGAAAATTAAACAGATTAGTACAGGGGCAAGACGCACACTAGCAAAACTCTTTTTAAATAACTTATATGGTAAACTCAGTAGTTCGGATATATCATCTTTTAAAGTAGCAAGGGAGAAAGATGATGGCTCATTAGGTTTTACAACATTTGAAGAACACGAAAAGAAAGTTATGTATATCCCAATAGGTTCAGCCATAACAAGTTATGCTAGAAATTTTACTATTAGAGCCGCTCAGCAAAACTATAAATATTTTGTATATGCTGACACGGACAGCATCCATTGCTGTACTACAAAGAAAAATATTAAAGGCATTAAAATACACCCTTCTAATTTCTGTTGTTGGAAGTTAGAGAGCTATTGGGATAAAGCTATTTTTGTCCGACAGAAAACATATATTGAACATGTCACACACGAAGATGAAAAACCGATTGAGAACCCGTACTATAATGTAAAATGTGCAGGTATGCCCGATAGATGTAAGAAATTGTTTCTTAAATCAATGGAAGGGGTGACAGATGAAGAATTAGAGAAATACCCTACAATTCAACAGGAATTTTTAAAAACAAAGAGAACACTTGCTGATTTTAGAATAGGATTGGAAGTATACGGAAAACTGCGTCCAGTGAGAATAAGAGGGGGTGTAGTATTACAAGAGACAACATATAAAATGAGATAAAATGTTTCACGTGAAACATAGCAAAAGGACAGAATTAAATTCTGTCCTTTTTAATATATCTATAACGTTAATTCTTAATGCATGGGTAGGCATACACCCAACAACACGGGCATGTCTTATATTTCAAAGAGCCTTTCATGCCTATGTTACAAAAATAACTAACGCAGATACCATTAATAATAAGCTAAGGCTTTAAGTATACATTCTTTACAATCAAGTGAATAAAACCTAAAACAACCTCTATCAAAGAAGTATCGCATATAATCAATTAGCCAAGCATTATTTTTGAGCATCACATAATTGATATTGTGGTCATCTGTAGTCACAGAAATTCTTTGCTTAAAATCGGGGTCAACTTTTTTGTCACAGTAAACTATACTTTGTTCTTCAAACATTTTAACTGCATACTCTTCACCCTTATATTTAAGTGTACAGAGATAGCGAGTCTGACCCCTCAGTTTTGCAATGAAAGCATTATTATCATTTAGATAAACATTCTGAGAAGCATATGCCACATAGTTAGAATTGTTAAAAGCCCTGTTGAATAGTGAGCTTTCCTGTAATTTAGACGCACTCTCATTATAGCCTTGTTCAAGCACAAAACCGTCTCCGCGTAAAAATTTAACACCAGAGCTTAGTCTGTCAGTAATGCCCAGTGCTGTATAATAAGGATTTAGCAATGTGACGGCGTTTGAAATCATTATTACAGGCACATATCTAACTTGACTATTATTACCACGCGCGATTGAGGTGTGTATGCTTATAAATTTACTAACTTCATCTGCGCAGTAATGATTAGTTTCGGACTGGAATTCATCTAAAAGAATTCTTGATACATCACTCAGATAGTGAGAATATTTTTTCACTTTATCTGCACAATTGAGGGCTACAGCGTAACCACAGGATTTGCCCTCGTCCTCTTCATCATAGGCACTACTTAGAAATAGCTCATACATTTTACTATTACCAATTTGAATAGCTTTCATGGTGTATGCTGAGAAAAAAAGATTGTGTATATCCTTAAAAAATTTGTCTGCTGAGTCCTTTAACTCGTCTTGAAATCTGTATAGTAAGCAAAATTTCTCACCGTATTTTAAAAATCTATTCACTAGATACCTATTAAAATATGTTGTTTTTCCTGCACTTCTATTTGATGTTGATATATAAATTTCTGGTACATTTCCATTAATGTCCTTCATGCTTAATAGCTTAGTGCCGTCATAATATTTTATATCGTTCATTTATCCACCTTCCTTGTTTAATTATAACAAATTATCAACAATTTGTCAAATTAATGTTGATAATTTGTGAATAATATGCTATAATAAGAAAAAAGAAAGGAGGTTGACATTATGATTAACGAGTTATCAACATTGATTTCAACACTTGGCTTTCCCATAGGCATGTGTTTAATTATGTGCTATTACATTAACAAAATTAATGATGCACATAAAGAAGAGACTGACAAGTTTGCGGATGCGCTCAACAATAATACAGTCGTGCTTCAAAAACTTTGCGATAAGCTCGACAGTGAGGTGGATGTAAATGACAAGTAATGATATTGTAAGAGTTGCAAGAGGGTACTTAGGACAGCCATATGTATGGGGTGGAGAGTCCGAAGCCGAGGGAGGATATGACTGTAGTGGGTTTGTATATTCTGTACTGAATAAATGTGGTATGAAAGTACCGAGAACTACAGCACAAGGTTACTCAGCATTAGGTAAAAAAGTATCCAATATTCAAAGCGCTGATTTACTTTATTTTGGTAAATCAGTCAAGAGAATTACTCACATAGCTATCGCTATTAACAGTACACAAATGATTGAGTCACAGGGAAATAGTAAAAACACAAAAACAAACAAGGGCAAGGGTGTATTAATTACTAATATTTCTCACCGAAGCGATTTAGTACTCGTTAAAAGAATTGTTGATTTTAAAAAGGAGAAATTAACGACCATGTGTTTACTGAAAAAAGGCACTAAAAATAATGATGTCACAGTGTTTGAAATATTGATGGCAAAGCTTGGCTATTATACAGGCTCAATTGATACCTCATATGGCAAAGGGTGCGTGTCTGCCTGTATTAATTTTCAAAAAGACCACAACCTTATACAAGACGGTGAATGTGGTAATAACACATGGAAGGCGCTTCTCGCTGAGGTGATTTAATGGCATGGGTAGTTATTGAGGGTACTAGAAAGTATCTGACTCAAACTCAGATGGAAAACAACGCGCAGGAGTTTAACCGTTACTTTATGGGAAAGTACACACTTGAAAGTATCTGTGGTATGCTTGGCAATATTCAAAGAGAGAGTACCCTTAACCCTGCTCTTAAAGAAACATTAAGTGCATCCAGTGGTTGGGGCTTAATTCAATGGACTCCCTCCTCTAATCTAACTGATTATGCAAATGCACAAGGCAGGGATTGGAAAGATGGAGACCTCCAATGTCAGTTAATTAATGCTGAAGTACTTGAGGGGTACGGTGGTCAATGGATACCCACTAAGAGTTACCCATACAGTGGTTTAGAATTTTCTCGGCTAACAGATGTTGAGGAAGCAGTCAAAGCATATTGTTTTGAAAGAGAGCGTGCAGGGGTTGTGGCATTAGACGAAAGAATTCAAAACGGAAAGAACTGGTATGAATACTTAAGCGGCTCACCTGTACCACCTACACCTTCAACGAGAAAGCACTTACCCATTTATATGATGTTACGCAGACGATTTTAGAAAGGAGAATTAAAATGGCTAAATTGGCAAAGAACGAATTGATTGAAAAAGTAAAAAAATATGTCGGCGACAGGACAGACGATGAAACTATTGAGATTATTGAGGATATAACCGACTCAATCGACACATCTGATGCCGATGAATGGAGGCAGAAATACGAGGAAAATGACAAAATGTGGAGAGATAAATATGTCTCACGTTTTTTCGATAAGAAGGATGAAGGCCTCGAAACCCCAACCGAGCACGAAGAAGAAGAAAAAGAGTATAATTCCTATGAGGATTTATTCAAGAAGGAGGAAAATTAATGGCTAGAATAATCAGTAAAACTAAGCTTGATGCACGCTCCATTGACATTCTCAATGTCATTAGAAATAATGCATCCTACGCATATCAGAAAGATGTACCAAAAATTGATAAAGAACAGGACATACCAAAAGTTGGTGAAGTACTTTTCGGCAATCCAACACATGCTAACGAATTTATTAACGCATTAGTTAATAGAATTGCTCTCGTGCGTGTGCAGAGTGCGACTTTCAATAACCCATATAAGCATCTTAAAAAGGGCTACTTGGAATTTGGCGAGTCTGTAGAGGATATTTTTGTTGGAATAATCAAGGCTGTAAAATATGACCCCGAAAAAGGTTCAAGTCGAGAGTTTAAACGTACTCTTCCTAACGTACAATCTGTCTTTCATTTAACCAACTGGCGCGTAATGTATCCAATTACTATTGAGAAACAGGCTTTGAAGCGCGCGTTTACATCTGCTGACGGCGTTACTAATCTTATTTCATCAATTATTGAACAGGTATATCAGTCCGCGGAGTATGATGAGTACTTACTTTTTAAGTATCTTCTTATAAAAGCAGTTTCACACGGCAAATTATACCCACAGCCTGTTAATACTACTGATATGAATAGTGTTGCCGTGAATTTTAGAGGGAAATCAAACTTATTACCTATTGATATGACAGGTAGATTTAATGAGTTGCACGTTCAGAATAATACCCCAACTGAACGACAGTGTATTTTTATGGATGCTGATTTCAATGCAAAATTTGATGTTGAAGTACTTGCTAGTGCATTTAACATGAGCAAAGCAGAATTTATAGGAAAGCTTCATCTTATTGATGATTTTAGTTCCTTTGATAACGAGAGATTTGAAGCCATTAGGGAAGAGTCAACAGAACTTGAAGAGGTAACAACGGCTGAGCTTAATTTAATGAAGAATGTAAAAGCCATTTTAGTTGATGAAGCTTGGTTTCAAGTATATGATAACTTGTTTGAATTTGCGGAAACTCAAGTTGGCAGTGGGCTGTATTGGAATTACTGGCTTCATGTATGGAAAACTATTTCTTATTCGCCGTTCGCAAACGCTATAGTTTTTGTTGATAGTGACGCGACAATTGACAAGCCTGACACAATCACTGTAGAGGTTACAGGAAAAGACATCACTGATGTTGGTACTATCTTCACTCTTAATGTGCAGGACGACACGGCTACACTTGCACCTAATACACTTAATTTTGTACAGACCGAAGCCCTCACCACAGCAGGGATTGCAGTACAGAAATATGGCGCTATTGTTATTCCTTCAACACAGTCCGCGACAGAAATTACTATTGTGGCAGACTTAGACGGAACAACCTACACAGGCGATACTAATATCACTAGTGCTAGTGCCGTAGGTGATACAGTTGTTTTAAATAAAGGATGATGATATATGTACATAGTACCCGATAGTGAGGTGTACATGCTGAGTGGAGTACCACTATCCACTCAGCAAAAACACACACTTTATTTTTCAGATATTAAGGCTCAATCAGATTATTTTTTGAGCAAATCAAAAAAACATTTTACTAATGTAAGTTACAACCGTGTAAATAAGGGAAAATGTCGTATGCAGGCAACAGCGGATAGCTTGTACGATTGCAATTATATGATGTTTCAGAACAGCGCTTTTAGTACACGTTGGTTTTATGCATTTGTAACTGGAATTGAATATATTAATAACGTGACTGCTGAGATAAGCTTTCAAATTGATGTTTTGCAAACTTACTGGTTCGACATTGTGAGAAAAGAATGTTTTGTTGAGAGAGAGCATAGTCTTACCGATAGAATAGGTGACAATATTTTACCTGAGAACGTTGAATGTGGCGAGTATGTTTATAATGGTGATGCTCAATTAATTGGGCTAGGCTCATTAAGTACTTGTACTATGGTACTACTTGCAACAACTGGCGGTTATATGTACGATGGCGTTTACAGTGGCTATCAAATCAAAGCCTTTTTGAACACCGAAGCAGGTAGCACCAATCTCACTAATTTTTTAAATCAGTACTTACAAACACCAGATAACATCTTAGCGTTGTACACTTGCCCAACAGATATACTTCCTGTTGAGGTAACAGATGCAGGCGTGAATATTACATTTACAGGACAAACCAATCCAATTAATGTCACAGGCAAAGCAATTACCAATAATGATACGCTAAACGGATACAAGCCTAGAAACAAAAAACTATTTACATACCCTTACAATTTTAATGAGGTAAGAAATAACTGTGGGCAGACATTAATTCAAAGGTATGAATTTTCTGAAAACCTTACGCCATACTATAACATAGTTGGTAACATGACAATGCCCGTACAGGAAGTCCTTAGACTTGATAGATACAAAGCTACAAAGACTACAGGCACAGGAAGAATGGATATGACAGAAACAATCACACTTGACAGTTTTCCCTTATGTTCATGGAATGTGGATGCATTTAACGCATGGGTAGCTCAAAATGCTGTACCAATAACAATTAACGCTATTCCATCAGCTATTCAAACTGCTACTGGTATGTTTACTGGCCAGTCAAGTAACTCAGCTCTAGGTAGTGTACAGAATATATTAACAAGTGCTTACACTGCTAGTATTTCTGCTAACGATGTTAAAGGCAATTATGCCACTAATAATGCACTATTTGGTAAAGGTCAAGTGTGTTTTGAGGCTCAGCGAAAATCAATCACCGCTGAGTATGCTAAAACAATAGATAGTTATTTTGATGTTTTCGGATACGCTTGTCATAAAACAAAAGTGCCTAATGTGTCTAGCCGTCCTCATTGGAATTACGTTAAAACTGTTGATTGCACAATAGTCGGTCACGCACCTAGTGACGATATAGCTTTAATAGAAAGTTATTTTAATAGTGGTATTACTTTTTGGAAACACCCTAACGAAGTTGGCAACTACTCACTTGATAATACTGTTTAGAAGGGAGGTGTAAGAATGAGTAAAGCTAGAAAAGCTAGAAGAGAGAAACAGCGTACAGCATTTGACGATAGTGTTTGTTATCAGCTATACACGTTTGACCAATACTTAGATTTATTTACAGAAATCGCAATTAGTTCGTTTGAATGGGTTGGACTTCCTAGCACTGTTGATGCACGCTTTATTGAAGTTGGTTTGTACGAAGATAAAGCTATGTTATATTTTAATGATGAAGTAATGGGAAATCTATGCTTGAGAGGTATACTTGGTGGTCAACTTGATGTTTACAACATACCGCTGGTTAGAAGGGCTTACGCTTCTAACGGCTATCAGCGGGAATGTAATCGAGATAATAGTGTTATTATTTGGGACAACATGACGCATTGGTGCTGCAAAGATAAAATGTCTATATATGCTAAAAGACTAGCTGAGCTTGATTCGTCTATTGATATCAATTGTAAAGCTCAAAGAACACCGATTTTGATTAAAGGAAGTGAACAGCAACAGTTAGCCCTTCAAAATGCTTACATGGAGTATGATGGCAACCAACCTGTTATTTTTGCAAGTAACGATTTTATGAATGGGGATGGAAGCTCTTTTGGTGTATTTACAACTGGCGCGCCATTTGTTGCTGATAAACTTTATGAATTAAAAGTTAATTTATGGAACGAAGCCCTTACTTATTTAGGTGTGACTAATATCGCCATTCAGAAAAAAGAAAGAATGATTAAGGATGAAGTGCAGAGGTTACAGGGAGGTGTCATGGCTAACAGGTATTCAAGAGAATTTGCTAGACAACAAGCTTGTGAGCAGATAAACAGAATGTTCGGTACACAGATAAGCTGCCACTTCCGTGATGTATTCAACCAAAATGACGACAGAAAGGAGGATAACGAAGATGAGTAAGTACACAACACAAGTTAGATTTATTTGCGAAACAAGTGCAAATTTAACAGAATCAGCGGGGTTTAACGACATTGAAAGTATACTAGATAAATCTTGGAGTAAAATTTTTAGCAACTTTCCTATTTTTGACGAAAAATACAGGCCGGAACTTTGTAAGAAGATTTTAAGGCATTACTATACTAGAGAAATCTGTTGTGAAACTGTCGGAAGATGGAAGTTGTTTCTTAGTGACAAGATGAAAAATATTATGCCGTATTTCAATCAACTATATCAGAGCGAATTGCTAAAGATTGAACCGTTAGTTAGTGTGAACAGAAGTGTATCACACGAGGGTACAGGGAGCGAAACCAAAACTACTAACAGGAATGGAACCAACAGTAGTAATTCACGAACTGATGGTAGCACTGATACATGGAGCTATTACAGTGATACACCACAGGGGGGTATTGAGGGGCTTGAAAGCAATGACTATTTGACAAATGCCACACATAATACTGGCACTGATGTAACTAGTAGCACACTCAATGGCACAACTAGCGATAGTGAGACAGGAACAGGAAATAGAAGCGACAGTTATGTTGATAAGATTTTAGGGTATGAGGGAAACCAGTCAGAGATGTTACTAAAGTTTAGGGAAACGTTTCTAAATATTGATATGATGATTATTGATGAACTTAAAGATTTATTTTTTACTATTTATTAAGGAGGTTTAATTTTATGAATACAAAAACTATAAATCCTAATCCACCAGCTAATTTTAATCCTAATGTTACGCTGCCAAGCCCGCTACAGCCTTTTCGTTATTGGTGTCAGAAAGTGTTACCACTCGTATATGATGATAGTTTAAGTTATTATGAGCTGCTGTGCAAAGTTGTTGATTATTTGAATAAAATGGGCGATGACGTTAACACTCTTGCAAGTGATGTTGGTAACATCAATAAAGCGTATCTAGAATTACAACAGTATGTTAATAATTATTTTCAAACGCTTGATGTTCAAGAAGAAATAAATAACAAGTTAGATGAATTAGTAAGTAGCGGTAGATTAGATATTATGCTGAGTACTTTTATACCATATATAACATTGGAAATGTTTGGTGGTGTAGGTGATGGTGTAACTGATGATACATTAGCCCTTAAAAAAGCAATTGAAAATAGCTATACAACAGGAAGAAGTATCGTTATAACGGAAAAAAATTTTTTAATATCAGAAACCATTGATATATTAAAAAGTGTTACAATAATATCTATTAGTAATAAAACACAGTCTGAAAATGATGCTAATTATAATATTATATTCAATGGCGATGACTATTTATTTAATATCCATAATGGTGTTCCATTTAATATTTTTAGTAATCTTTACATTAAAGGTAATGGTAAAAATAAATGCTTTTATGTGAATTCACATAGAAACAATTTTAATAATCTGTACCTCAATAATTTTAGTACCTGTTTTTTAGTTACACAAAAAGGGGATATTAAAACATTTGAAAACAAAATAAATAACAATATTTTTGAAAACAATACTAATGTTTTAGAATCCACTTATTCAACAGGAAGTGCAACAGATGGATTTTTTACAAATAATATCATAATAAACGGTAATCACTCCCTATCGTGTAATGTACTGTCTCAATGGGTTATTAATGGTAATCATGATTATTCAATCAACGGAATTAGTATTTTACAAGCTGTGAACCTAAATATAGAAAATAATTATTTTGATAATACTAATAAGACATCAATTTATTTATTAGCGAATGGTATATTGAATATAACTGGAAACCAATTTTTATGTGCCGGTAAAGGTGATTGTTATAAAATAAGAATATCTTCACAAGAGGGATTTGATTATTCGTCCGCAACTGTTTCTTCTAATACTATGACTAAAACGGGCGACATAACAGGTACATGGTGGTTGTTAAATAGCTCTCTACCTATTAGTTTTAGTGGTAATATAAGTTTTCAACAGTCAAATTTGCTGCATCCTAATTCTTACTCACATATTGAAGCACCTTATAATTCAACTAATACTATAAATTTATTAACATCTACACATGATATAAGAGCATGTAAAGTATTTAATATCATGGATAAACTTAAAATGCTCGCTATTAATATAACACTAACAAGTGATGTTAATTCTTATAGTGAAATTGCAAAAGTTAAAAACCTTTTAAGTATAGGTATTAACCAATATTGTACATGTCTCAAGCCTTCAAACTGTCATTTATTTTTATTGAATGATAGTACAGTTTTAGCTGCTGACCAAAATCTTACAACTGGAACAAATATTGTAGGGTACTTTTTCGTAATAGGATAATGTAAGGGGGGGGTATTATATTACCCCCCCCTTTTTTTCTTTAATTAAAATCCTGTTTATTTCTGAAAAAAACAAAATTTAATT